CAACTCGGGTCACGGCGACAAATCATTTTACCGCAAGCACAAAGCCAAGATGACCAAAGGCATGGTGCTGACATCGCCGAAAGCGTACCTGTATGGAGCCAAGGAGGCTGCGGCCGATACGCGCAAGAAGATGACCATGCCGGTCGACGCAATGCACGCGGTCATCCGTGAATACATTCGCATGGGCCATGACGCATTCATGGCGGAGCGTCAACAGAACCCAGGGGCGCAGACCTACTCAATCTACGCGCTGACTCCCGAGCTGATCCAGTCGCGCGCCGATGAATCAATGGCTGTTGGGATTGTCCCAGACTGGGCGGTCAGGGTTGTGGCCGCTACGGATGTGAATAGGTCGTATGCGCTAACGACTGCAATTGTTGCGTTCGGGGCAAATCAGCGCGCGGCGGTTCTGTGGTATGGTCTCTACAAGAATAAGGATTTCTTATGCACCAAGAACATGCCGCCGGCCGAGCAGCGCAAACGGATATATGAGGGGCTGGCTGCTCACGGCGTCGAGATATCCAAGCTTCCATGCAGGCCAAATCTGTGGGTCATTGACGGCAACGGATACCCAGAAGGTACAGGCATTGACCTTGCCGCTAGCTCGCCAAGGATATGCGGACTTGAATGCGCATGCTCATTCGGGCGCGGGTGGAAAATGTACCGACAGACAGGCAAGCACAAGATCATCAAGGGTGAACAGTGGCACCGAACCGTAGAGAGCAGGGCCAAGCAATGGGTGATATGGAACTCCGACTACTGGAAGGAGAGCGCACAGAAGGGATGGACAGGGGCCCCAGGTGGTCCCGGCTCATGCTCGCTGTTCCGAGGCAAGCATGATGACTTCGCTTTTCAGATTGCCAACGAACCGCTGAGGGCCAAGGGCGAAGGACTCAGCGGTCGGACCGAATGGATCTTTGACGACAACGGAATCCACGATTACGGCGACTGCATGGCGATGGCGTACATGGGCGCGGCGATGGTCGGCATCGGAACGGGCGGGTATGTTGAGCCATCACGAGGCCGCAAGAAATACACACAGGCGGATCTAAGGAGGTGACGGTATGGACGATCTGACAGGCGAGCGGCTTAACGATCCAATGCGGCGACGGGTGTGGCCGGATGATTACAATGGCAGTGAGGATGATCACGGCGTGCGCTGCCCGAAATGTAATTGCGCCGACACGAAGGTTATCTACACGCGGCATAGTATCGGGGAGCGGAATCACAGGCGGCGTAAGTGCAGGAATTGCGGGCGGGAGTTCTCAACATATGAAAGGGTGACGTGATGAGTATATTCAGAGCGATCAGAAAAGGTTTAGGATTTCTCAAGCCGCGCAAGTTGCAACCTGGTGGACACCCAACCATTCCAGCGGGTAAGATCATAGCAAAGCCGATGGCGGACGGTGGGTACAGTCTCGCAGTCTACCACGGCATAGGAATGGGATGGGTTCCGGCTGGACACGTTGGGCCTGATGAAGATGTGCAGAAGTGTATGCAGAATCTTGCAAGGCCCGTTGTGACACTGAATATGGAGCAATGACGCTATAATAAATGTTCCGCATACGTAACTTGCCCCACTTGACAAAAAGGCAACATAGTGAAACGATAGCGGCGTGACAATTCATAGACCCGCGTGGGATTGATCATCCCGGCGTGAGTCACAGCGTAAGAGATAAGACCTCAACTGCCTTGCAAGGCTCAGTTGGGGTTTTTTGTTTTCGCGGGTCAAAATTCTGAACGGAGGCGAATCATGGCATACGGAACGAAACGTGGATCAGGCAAAGGAGCGGGGCGCAGTGGTGGCGGTGGCAGAAACCGCAACACAGGCGGATGCTCCAGGGGTGGACCCGGCGGCGGCAAGGGCGGGGGACGCGGTAACGGCACAGGACGCAAGGGTTAATCATGGCGCTGACGCTCGCAACCGTTGAGATCGCGATAGAGAATGTCGCATCCGGTTTGCAGTCATTCACCATCGACGGCCAGAGCTATACCAATCCAAGTCTCACTTCGCTGATGGCGATCCGTGCCCAGCTAAAAAAAGAGGCCGGTAACGTATTCGGATTCAGCATGCGACCCCTCAAACCGCCGGAGCATTGATGGCATCTAAGCCCAAAACAACTGCCGCCAAGAGCAAGCCACGGGCACCACGCGCCAAGGCCAAGCGCCCTATCTTCGATATCGACAGGGCCGCCTCCCGCCGCGTCAGTGCACGCTATGACGTTTCGCGAACGACCGAGGAGAATGAGAACCTTTGGAAGTACGTTGACGGGCTCAGTGCCGCCGAAGCCAACAGCCCGACCGTCCGCAAGACAATTCGCGAGCGGGCACGGTATGAGGTGGCGAACAACTCCTACGCAAACGGGATTGTCGATACGCTGGCAGCCGACACGATCGGTCCGGTGATACAACTCCAACTAGGCGACACCGAACTATCACAGCGGACCGAGCGTGCCTTTTCCGCGTGGGCCAAGGCTGTAAATCTATGGGCCAAACTGCGAACCATGCGCCGTAGCAAGACCGTTGACGGCGAATCGTTTGGTATCATGGTTACGAATCGCAAGGTGGTGAATCCTGTCAAGCTGGACGTGAGGCTGATGGAAAGCGAAATGATCACGTCTTGGGCAGGGATGCAGAATGATCGTGAGATTGACGGTATACGATTTGATGATGAGGGCAACCCGATTGAGTACCGTGTACTGAAGACCCACCCGGGCGACTATCGATCGTTCATGAAGTCGGCCAAGGGTGAATGGATCAAGGCCGAATACATGCTGCATTATTTCCGTGCGGTTCGCGCCGGCCAGGTCCGCGGAGTGTCTGAGATCACCCCGGCGCTGTCACTGTTTGGTGAGCTGCGATTGTTTACCAAAGCCGTGATCAATGCCGCGGCTAGAGCTGCCGAGATATCAGGCGTAATGGAAACCACGTTACTGCCGGACGGCATGGCGGCCGAACTGGCGGATCCGCTTACAGTGATCGAGGTAGCGCGGAACAACCTCGTCAGCTTGCCGGAGGGGTGGACGCTGGCACAACTCAAGGCCGAGCAGCCCGCGACGACCTACCAGATGTTCAAGCGCGAAATAATCAACGAAGCCGCGCGCTGCATATCGATGCCGTACAACATAGCGGCCGGTGATTCCAGCTCCTACAATTATGCGTCTGGCCGCCTTGATCACCAGACCTACGACCGCGGCATAGAGGTCGAGCGCGAGGAGCTGGAGCATGACGTTCTGGACAGGATCTATGCGGCATGGCTTTCCGAGTACCGCAGTCACGCCGCACTGACCGCGGCGCAAGTGGTTGAGTTGTCGGATCACGAATGGCACTTCACGAGCCGCGGCCACGTTGATCCGAAGAAGGAAGCCGACGCGGACAATGTGCGACTGAAAAACAAGACGCTAACCTATAAGCGATATTGGGCTGGCAGGGGTGCCGACGGTCAGCGTGAAATGAGCCAATGGATCAAAGAGCAAATCAGCGCCGAGTTGGCGTGGAATGAGGCGCGCAAGACAGCCGGACTTGACCCGGCGCCGTTCCCTCAGTCCGAAGCACAATCTCAGACCCTAGAGGTAATCGAACCCCCAGAAGAGGAGCCGAAAAAATGAAGTATCCAATTATCGCAATCGGAACATGTCACATCGTGGCAGCCGCAGCCAAGGAAGGCGAAGAGGTCAAGCTACCAACGATCGAGATTGAGGCGTACAACGGCGGGATTATGACCGTAGGATATTGGGGCCCGGTTGTTCTTGATCTGGCTGGACTTACCGCAACGGACTCGACTCCGATCCTCTACGCACACAACACCTACACCGTGGATAACATCCTGGGGCAGACCAGCGCTATCGCAAACGACGGCAAGACCCTGAACATGTCGGGCACCGTTATGGCTGACGGGGAAACGGCCACGGCTGTCAAAACGCTTGCATCAAACGGTTTCGAGTTTCAAGCCAGCGTCGGAGTCGATCCAGAGAAAAGTAGCTTTATTGAAGCCGGTGTCGACGTGGAAGTAAACGGCCAAATGCTGCAAGGCCCGTTCACATTGATTGAGGCTGGAAAACTCAACGAGGTATCAGTAGTGGCGATGGGAGCGGACGGAAGTACCTCTGCCAAAATCGCCGCAGAACAAGGCGCACCGGTTGCGCCGAACACAGAAGGAGTCAAGGCAATGAAGAAGCTTGACGCTCAGGGCAATCCCATTGTGGACCCCACAGATGACGGGCAACCGACCGCCGAAGAGATTCGCGCGGCTGCTGTTGCAGAAACGACCAGAATCACCGCGGTGAAAGAAGTCGCCAAGGACCATACCGAGATATCTGCTCAGGCAGAGAAAGAGGGATGGACTCCGGAGCGTACTGAGTTGACCGTTGCCAAGGCTGATCTGGCCGCAGAGAAGCTGCACAACAAACGCCCCGAAGGTCCGATCATTGTCGGGATGAGGGTCAAGGAGGTCAGCACTGATATCCTTGGTGCCGCCGTTGCTATACGTGCAGGGATACAGAGCCCAGACAAGGTATTCTCAGCCGAGATATGTCAGAAGGCATCGGACCTGAAGATCCACAGTTTTACGGACTTCATCCGCGCCGGGCTGGCCGCATCGGGCAAGGCACTGGAATACACGCGCCACGAGACGCGCGAGTTCCTGCAAGCTGCCTTCTCAACCCGTGACATCGCAAACGTGATCGCAGCCACCGCCAACAAGTTCATTCTTGAGGGCTACGGCACAGTTGAAGATACGTGGCGTCGTGTTTCGGCAATTCGTCCCGTGGTCGACTTCAAGGCCAATACGGGCGTTAGACTGGTAATGGCTAACCTGTTGCAGGATCTTTCCCCGGGTGGCGAGATTCAGCACGGCGAACTGTCTGATGAGACGCGCACGGTACAGGCTGACACGAAGGCGTTGATGCTTGGCGTGACTCGCAAAGACATAATCAATGATGATCTCGGTGTCCTATCGGACCTCCCTCGCCGTCTTGGTTTTGCTGCTGCCCGCACGTTTAACACGGACTTCTGGGCAGCGTTTAAGGCGGCTGTTACGGCAGCCTACACCGAGGACCACGCGAACACCACGACCGGCGCATTGACTGCTACCACGTTGGCGGCAGCTGAAACGCTGTTCGACGCGTTGAAAGATAAGGATGGGAACCCGCTCGGAACCGAGGCTTCGATGTTGCTCACGGGCAGCACGGCCAGCGGACCGGCGCGTGACCTCTACATCTCGCAGAACATGATCGGCGGGACCAGCAAGACAACGGCCGGCAATCGTTACGCCGGTATGTTTGATCCGGTCAAGTCGCGCTATCTGAGTGCGGCGCCGTGGTTGCTGGTTGGCAATCCGCTGGGCATTCCGTTGATGGAAGCCAGTTTCCTAAATGGCCGTGAAGAGCCGTTCGTTGAAACCGCTGACGCCGACTTTAACACGTTGGGTGTGCAGATGCGTTGTTACTACGACTACGGAACCGACTTCGCAGAGTGGAATGCGGCCGTGTATTCGACTGGTGCGTAAACTAAAACAGGGAGGGGCTGAGCCTGTTATAGGCCAGCCCCCCAACAATTAAACGAGGAATGAAAAATGAGTCAAGCAACATACATCAAAGAAGGTCGAGCAATCGACTACACCCCTGGCGCCGACGTTGACGCTGGTGAGGTGATTGTACAGGACGGATGGATCGGTATCGCCACGGCGAATATCGACTCTGGTGACCTCGGATCGCTGGCAGTCGCCGGCATGTTCGACGTGCAGCAGAACGACGAAATCATAGTTGCCGGTGCATCCGTGTATTGGGACGAGGACGGCGATTCAGTGAGCGGGACCGTTGGCGAGGGTTGCGCCACTGTTACAGCAAGCGCGAATACCTACATGGGCAAGGCACAGGCGCTGACCGCTGCGACGGATAGCGACGTTCGCATTCTGCTGGCATCGGCTGAAGTTGCGGCCGCATCGGTTGCCACGGCGACCAGCATCACGGGTACGGCATCGACGTTTCCGATTGCCGGGCTTGCGACCACACAGGGCGGATCTGTCTCCGTTACTGGTGGCGTTTCGTCTTCGACCGGAAACAATGGCGGAGCAGTTAGCAGCGTCGGTGGAGTCGGTGGAGCAACCAGTGATGGTGGCGCTGCTTCTGTCATTGGTGGCGCGTCTGCTGCTGGTGCGACTGGAACGGGCGGTGCTGTCGCTATCACTGGTGGGGCTAACGCTAACACCACAAATGGTGCCGGTGGCGCTGTAGCGGCTACCGGTGGTGCCGGTAAGGGCTCTGGAGCTGGCGGTGCTGCTTCTGTTACTGGTGGCGCGTCTGCCGGATCAGGAGCCGGTGGTAATGTCACATTGACGCCTGGAGCGTCTGGTTCTGGGATTGCAGGCGGCGTCATCCTTCGCGGGGATTCGTTCTTCGCACAGGATGCACCATCGGCGGAATCCACCGGCGCGCAGGCTATTGCGGCGGCGGACTTCGTGAATGGGATCGTTGTCCATACCGTTGCTGATGCGTCTGCTTTGTCCACGCCCACCGGTGCGGAGATTGCGGCAGTGCTTCCGGCTGGAGTTACAACTGGTGACGCCTTCCGCCTGCATGTCATTACCGTTGGCGCTGGTGCTGATGATATCAGCACTCTGACGGCTGGTGACGGTAACGTGACGTTTGTCGGCAATGTCACGGTTGGGCCGGATGATGGTACGTCTAACACCAACGGCTACGGGACGTGGATCTTCCGTAAGACCGGAGCCACCTCGTTTGTTGGCTACCGCGTCGGATAAACAAGGGATACGAGCGACCCCGGTACGGACTCGACCGGCCGGGGTCGATTTTTGGAAGGACAGAATGGCCCTAACGTCAGCAATGGTTCAGGCGGCATTTACAGCGGCACGGTCCGCTATGCCTGCCGCGACAACATCTCTACGCATAGGCGGCGCGAAAGGATGGGAGATCACAAGCGCAT